GATATAATGATGATCAATTGGGATGACGTAAAGCTTCCAGATGGTATGGATAAAGATACCATGATGGAGGAGATCTACAATATAGCTAGAACCAAATCTAGAGAGCATGCCTCTATCAACAAGTTTTGGTTTCAGGCCGAAGACCTATTTCAAGAGATCGTTATCAAGTGTATCAAAGCCCTACCAAAGTATGATCCATCCAAATCCTATCAACAAAAATTTAGATCCTACTTCCATAGGTGCGCCGACAATATTGTGGCAGACCTAAAAAGAAAGCACATATTCCACTACGCCACCCCGTGCAGGAAGTGTGAGCACTGGGATAAGAGAGCCAAGAAGATGGGGGAGCACGACTGCAAGGAATTCTCCTGCAAGACAGCCTGCCCGCTATTTAGGAAGTACGAGTCAGACTACAAGTCTAAGTATACATTGGGGATAAACTGGAGCGACTCAAACACAGTGCAGGAAGACACTTCTGGCTCTGGACCAGATGAGTCTCTAGACAATTCTAAAAAGGGATCACCTCTTGATCTAAAAAAATCGTATAATGATAATGCATTCGGATCTTTGGAGCTTGTTGAGGGCTTGGGACTGGAATTAAGCGAAGAGGCGTTCGCAGTATTCCACAAGCTAGCCATATCAAACTTCAACCCAAAAGCCGTATCACCAAGAGAAAAAGCTATACTGAGGGTAGAGTTGGCCGAAATATACGACCTAGGATTGGACGAAAACGATGACTAAAAAAGGAAGATTCTCAGAAGACGAAAAGATCTTCGTTAGACAGAATTATCTCCAGATGTCAGATTCTCAGCTAGCTGAAGCCCTCAACAGGCAGACTACTGCCATCGTAAACTTCAGAAGAAGAGAGAATCTCACCAAAGCAGACAAAGCCGCATCCGTTAACAAGCAGCTAGATGTGCAGGAGAAGCGCCAGTCCTTTGTTTCTGCCCTACCAGAGGACCAGAAGAAGGCGGCCTATATCTCAGAAATCAAAGCCTCATCAGCATTTAGGTCAATAAAGTCGGCGTTCACAAAAGAGGAGCTTGTCTTCTACCAAGACAGATATGTCGAATTCATGATGGACCCAACTATCGAAACAATGACTGCAACAGAGAAAGATGCTCTGCACAGGAAAACCTGTGCGGAGATTCGTCAGCATAGGTTTATGGAGGACGAGAAGGTTTTTCGAGAGAGCGGACAGCCTCAGAACCGATCCAGAGAAATCGCCGAGTGCGCTGAAACAATCTGGAAGTGTGAGAAGTCCTTGAATGTAACCAGAGAGCAAAGGCTGAAGGATGGGCAAGACCAGTCCATTAACTTCACTGCCATTATCAAGGAGCTACAAGACCCGCGTTTAAGGCAGAAGATTGGCTACGAAGCCTCTATGTTTAAGTTTATGGCAGAAATGCAATACAACGACAGACTCGGAGACCAGATAAACGCTGGAGACGACGAGACTTACGACATTGGGAAAAACTTCACCAGCGGTGAGGCCCCAGATGGGATCACGTCTGACTTCCTTCTTCAGAACGACGATGACGATGAGTAAGAAGAAGCAGTCCTACGCTGGAAAGGCCAAGAGGGTCAAAAAGACAGAGCCTAAAAAGTCGAAATACCCTCTCCCTAAGATCGTGGTTGACACTAGGGAAAAGGAGCCATTTAGGTTCAGGGCTAGCGCGAACATGGCTGGAACAGAGAAGATGAAGCTTGATGCTGGAGACTATGCGGTCCTTGGACATGAGGACTTGATTTGCGTAGAGAGAAAGCAGAGCGTTACAGAGCTAGCTGGAAACGTTGGCAAGAATAGAGCCAGGTTCGAGAGAGAGCTGGAGAGGATGCAGAGCATCCAGTTTAGATACGTGATCGTTGAAGATCACTGGTCTTCTCTTTCTGGCAAGTCTCTAAGGTATTCCAGAATGTCCCCAAAGGCGGTATTCGAGTCAATCATTGCTATGCAGCTAAAGTATGGAGTCCACTTCATTTTCGCCGGAAACAAAAAGCAGGCGCAAACAATAACAAGAAGCTTGCTACTTAGAGCCTACAGATACAGAATGGACGGGTTGTTCTAAAATGGGAGTATTTAACCCAGACTACTCTTGGATGCCAGGTTTGCCAGAAGACGGCCTGCTCTTCAACCCTCTCACCGATGTCCCAGGGCATCTAAAGGAGAAGGACGTTCTAACTGAGCTGTTCAAGCTCGGTTCTCCTAACTATAGCCCAGTATTCGGCATCAAGTACCTCCTAAACGTCAACCTAATGGAACATCAGGTCTCAATGATTCAGGCCCTGCTTAAGTTCAAATTCCCCATGATGCTACTGTCTCGTGGAGCTGGTAAAACAATGATGCTAGCCATCTACTCCATCTACCACGCGGTAATGCACCCAAACACCAGGATAATCCTAGTGTCCGCATCTTTCCGTCAGTCCAAGTTGATCTTCGCAGAGATCAAGAGGATATTCGATGGGTCACCAATCCTTAGAGCTATCTCTGATTACGACCCAAGAATGGGAACAGACCACTGCAGATATTCGGTCTGCGGATCAACCATTACTGCCCTCCCTCTTGGTAATGGAGACAAGATCAGGGGTGAGCGTGGTCACGTAATTCTAGCAGACGAATTCGATAGCATTGACTCTGAGGTGTTCGATACTGTTATTCGCGGTTTCGGTGCCACACAGTCCGATCCTTGGCAGAAGGCCAAAGAGGCGTTCGTCAACAAAGGAGACTCTGAGGACAGGGGAGCAGTTTCCCAGGGAAACAAGATCATTCTAGCAGGAACAGCCGGATACACCAACGGCACATTCTACAAGATGTACAAGCACTACAATATGATAATCGGAAACAAGCTAAAGGGGAATGCTGAGGACTTCGAGGACATTCTGGGCGAAGATGCCCAAAAGTATGACCTAGACTACCGGGATTACTGCATTTTAAGATACAAGTGGACAGACCTCCCCAAGGGAATGATGGATGCCAAGATGATTGAGTCTGCCCAGGCTACAATGCCAAGGCAGATCTTCGATATGGAATACAATGCCGTATTTGGAGATGACTCTGCTGGGTTCTTTAAAGCCAGAGACCTAAGAGAAGCCACATCAAAGGGAGCCGAAGGGTTCACAGTTAAGGTAAGTGGTGATGCCAAAAAGAGTTACGTCATGGGCGTTGACCCAGCTAGAACTCACGATAGGTTCTCTATCAACATTATCGAGGCTGGGCAGCCAAACAAGGTAGTGTACCATTGGACCTGTCAGAACAAGAAGTTCAGCTACTCAGCAGCCAAGATCCGAGAGCTCATGAGGCGATTCAATATTGTGGGCATCAACATGGATGCCGGGGGTGGAGGTCACGCCATCGAGGAGCTGCTCAACATTGTTGACACCCCAGATGGATACAAGATCAAGAAAGAGGATGAGCCTAAGATCATTAGGATTGACCAGGAGAGAAGTGCTCTCGTGGATGAGGATAAGTCCTTACGTATACTCAACTTACAGAACTTCACTAGCAAATGGATCGAAGAGGCGAACACCTCCCTGCAGAAGACCATCGAAGACAAGAGTCTTATGTTCCCAAGAACAACTGCCGACTCTTCTTCAAACGAGACAGAGGATGCCCTGTTTGAGGTTACAGAGCTCAAGAAAGAGATTCTGGCCATTAGCGTTGGTTACACCACCACAGGAAGAAAACACTTCAACCTAAAGCCAGGAGACGCAAGAAAAGATGATAGTGTGAAGCACAAGGACAGATACTCATCCCTACTATTGTCTAACATAATGGCTGCAAACCTAGACGACATCTTGCTTTATGGGCCAGCAAAGGCTGCCAAGTCCTACAACTCAGATGACGCAATGGGGGGTTGGACTGATGAATTCGGGGGCTTTTAGTTAGAATAACCTATGAAGATTTCCCTCTTTCGCTTCGTATAATAATATGAGCATTTACCCTAGCATTAGAAGGAAAAACCATGGGCACTGAGTCATTTAATGGGGGCATTGACCCCAACACCGTTCACAAGCGAGCCAAAGCTTGGGACGGATATGTCGGAAAACAGGGGGAATTCGTCTCCCAGACCGCCGCTAACCACTTCCCTAAGGTCAAGTTTGACGGTGGAAGTGAGCGCAAAGGCAAATCAACAGGTGAAACCAAGGACCAGATCGCATCATGCCGTGAGGCATACGAGAATGTGGGTCTAATCGGTAACATCGTTGACCTCATGGTTGATTTCGCAGTAGAGGGAATCGACATCTACCACTCCTCAAAGCCAATCCAGAAGTTTTATAGACAATGGGCTGAGAAGGTAGACGTAAACCAGCTATCCCACCAAATCCTTAAGTCTATCTACAGAGACGGAAACGTCCCTGTGTTGTCCTATTGGGGAGAGATCTCTGACACAGAGGTCAAGAACTTCAAGAGGAGCTTAGGCTCAACAGACGGCCTATTCACCAACACAGAGGTCGATGGTAGCAAGATCATTCCTTACAAATTCCAGGTGCTAGACGTTCTAAACGTCGACAAGGGTGGAAGCCAAATGCTCGGCACATCCAGCTGGGAATACCAATTCGCAGCAGAGGACACAGCTGTCCTATCCTCAGATCCTACCGATAAGACATCCAAAGATGCAATCCGAAAGCTCAGAAACTCCCTAGGAAAAGGGGAGTTCGACAAGCTTAGAGACTCCGGCAAGATGACTCTAGAAGCCGATAGATTCTCCATGCTGTACTACAAAAAGGATGGATACAGAAGCTGGGCCACTCCAATGCTCTGGAGGGTCATGGAAGACATCAAGTTTAAGAAGCTAATCAGAGACATGGATATCTCTGTAGCAGAGGGTGTAACAAACGCTCTAACAATCGTAAAGCTAGGATCAACAAAAGACGGACTTCCCCCTTCTCAAAAGAAGTACGAGAAGATCGTATCAATGCTAAAGAATCCATCTAAATCAAAGACAATTGTCTGGGACGATCTAATTGACGTTCAGACAGTCTTCCCACCAGTCGAAAAGTTCTTCTCCGCAGACAAGTACGAGCAGGTCGATAATGATATTCGTTCTGGCCTAGGCATTGCAGAGATCCTAGTAAACGGTGGCGGTGGAAACTACTCCAACTCATTCTTGTCAGTCAAGACTCTACTTGAGCGCCTTGAGACAGGAAGAGGAATGCTTCTAGACTGGCTAAACCAGCAGGTGAAGATCGTGGCCAAGAACATGGGCTTTAGTAAAGCTCCAATCATCAGGATGAGGAATATGGCCCTATCTGACCAGGAGACTGAGAAGAAGTTCATCCTAGAGCTCTTTGACCGCAATGCCGTCTCATACGAGACAATGCTTGAGAGATTCGGAGAGAACCTAGAGATTGAAATGAACAGAATTAAGGACGAAGACAAGACAAGAGAGAAGATCCAGGACAAGAGTCCATTCTCACTACTAAGAGTCGGCAAGTTCGGCCCACATGTCTCTGTCAACCCAACAGCTCCAGGCGCACCAGATATGCAAGCCCTAATCAATGGGGAGCAGCCAGGAGAAGAGAACACCAACAACCTACCATCTGCTCAAGAACAAAATGGGCAAAAGGGTGGTAGCCCAACCGGAAAACGTGGCAGAAAGAAGCAACAGGGAGAACCAAGAAAACCTGTTGGCCAAAGTGTATCAAGCGTAGACTTCTCTGAGGATGAGGTTGAGGCCGCTTTTGAGAAAGCATATTCCGTAATTGCTTCTCAGGTTTGCCAGGAACTAGGATACGTAGATGCCAGATCTTTCAAGGCTCAGGACAGGGCTGATGTGCTAAATGCTGTAGTAGACAGTATTGCCCCAGCTCTTATGGTTGCCAAATACGGCGACAAGCAGGTAGATGGAAATAAGACCAAGGTTAAGGCCAATCTTGAACGATGCGTGAGGGAATCAGTTTCCTCAGGAACCAACACTTCTGTTGGTAATTCCGGTCGCAGTCCGTCCAAAGACATGGTCAAATCCTTTGTAGTAGAAGGCGTAGCCAACTTCAACAGGGGGTAGCTCCAAGTCCAAAGGCGGGCGTTCCTGTAACCCCAAGTTTGACAGGGCAATAAATTGGATAATTTAGAGCTAATATCACAACTCGCTGTAAGAGATGGTTTGGGAATCATCCTTGCTGTCTTTATAGCAGTTGCTTTCTTTTACATAGTAAAGAGGATGCTTGCATCTCATCAAACCTATGTTGAAGCCCTTATGGGAATAATCAGGGAAAGGGAAGAAGGATTAGTGGACCACATCGGAGCACTAAGCCAATCAGTTGGAAGAATGGGAAGCAGCCTAGACAAGCTAACAAGCACAGTCGAAGGCTTTGAAGATAAACTAGAAGAATTAAACAAGCGCAATAACTAAGCGCAATTCATGGCCAAAAACTCCCCCTGTAGGGGTTGTTCCACCAGCGGAGTGGTAGAGTTGGCCAACAGTAAGACTACCAAGTTAGGCGAGATAGACAGTGGCTTTCATAAACATTAAAAAAGTCTCGTCAGTTGGTGACATCCTAGATGTCTCAACTTCTGGAGTAACATCCGGAGAAGTTCTAGCTTGGGATAGTTCAGCACAGCTATGGCAGCCTTCTGGCGTTACCGTAGGAGCAGGCACTCTTGGTGCTCTTACAGACGTATCCACTTCGGGTGCGGCTAGTGGGAACGTTCTTAAGTACAATGGGTCCAGTTGGGAACCAGGAACAGCATCTTCTATAGCTGCTGTTTATGACATTGTCACCGTATCAGGCTCGGTAACCGGGACTGTAGGAAAGACATACCTAACAGATTCAACGTCAAGCGCATTCACGGTTTATTTGCCATCTGGAAGTTCGGCCAACGACTACGTGAAAGTCAAAGATTTTACAGGGTCATCTCTAGCCAACAATGTTACGGTTAGTGGAATAGGTGCGACAATAGATGGCGGGCTCTCTTACTCGGTGCAGTCTCAGTATGAGTCTGCGACATTTCTTAGTAACGGGACCAATTGGTTCCTAGTTTAATGAAAAGAGACCTATAATGGCATTCACTGGACATCAGCCAGAGTTCAAGCGTCTAGATTTGACGCCTGCATCTGGCACTACCAACATCGAAGAAGGTAGTATCCATTGGCAGGATGGTACCCACGTATCATTCGACAACGCCCTTTACGTATATGATGGTGCAGCCAACGTTAGAATCGATATCGATACTCTAGCTGAGCTAACCGATTTCTCTAACGCTGGTGCTGCAGACGGAAAAGTCGTAGCATACAACGGATCTTCTTACGTACTTGAGGCAATCACAATCGGTGACCAAGTCACTGGTGCCCTCAACGATTTATCTGATGTGAGTACCGCTGGAGCTTCAACCTCCGGTCAGGCAGTCATGTACAATGGCGTATCTTACATCGTTTCAACCCTTGAGCTAAACAACCTATCCGACATGAATACCGCTTCTGCGGCAGACGGCAAGGTTATCGCTCACAACGGTTCTTCATTCGTAATGGAGTCCCTTACTCTCGCAGATCAGGTCACTGGTCAGCTTGAGGATCTCTCAGATATTGACAGTGCAACCAACTCTCCACTAACCACCGCAAACTTGCCACTATTGTCAGATGGTGATGGAACATACAGCTTCGCTGCTATGGACCTAGCCACTAACGTTGGTGGTGACATTGGTGATCTAGATAACGTCAGTGTAGCTGGCGCAACTTCTGGAGACGCAGTTGTCTACAACGGTTCAACTTTCGCAATGCAGGCAGTAGCTACTGACTTCACAGTCAGCACAAAGACCACCAACTTCACAGCTGTTGACAAGGGAACATACCTTTGTGACACAAGTGGAGGAGTGGTTTCTGGAACGCTACCTTCTGCAGCAGCAGGTTCAAGAATTGTCTTCAAGGACAAGGGAAGCGCTTTGACCAACAACTTGGTCATCGTAACCCCTGCCGCCGAGACAATTGATGGAGCAGCCTCCCTAACTATTGAGTCAGACTACGCATCTGTCCAGCTCACAAGTGACGGTACCAACTGGTTCATTCTATAGGATGATATCCTTGTGTGGGTGGAGGGCTTCGTGCCCTCCCCCTACATTTTTTGACGGAGAGTCTCAGCTAAGCATAAGCAGACTAAGTACATGGAAAACAATAGCAGACACTAAAGCACAATCCGACGACGTAGGTCTAGGGCTTTAGAGAACAAGGAGAGATCAGATGGCATACGGTGGAGAAACAAGAAGGCCCTATTCAGTAGACTTCAAGAGTCTATCTGCAGCCCCTTCTAATCCTACAAACGGATCCCTGTACTA